TCACTAATATATCTAGAAAGATTTGTAGCTCTAGCTGCTGTTTCTGGTCCCTTTGGTCCTTTTACAAGTATATAATCTTTCTTAGCAATGGCTTCTTTAAAAGGATTATCTGGCTTATATAGTCCTTTCTTTCCCATTCGTATTGTTGGAACAAGAACTTCTCCTCCCAAATCTTCTGAGTAACCACTTTTAGTTCTAACAGTTTCATTTGCTTTTGTTGTAGATGTTGCAGGGTCCATTGCACGTATCAACCACTTAGGCTTTTTTTCTGGAATTAAAGATTCTAGTGCTTTCATTTCTGGTGGTGGAATACTTAGTAATGAATTTTTGTTAGCCATGTGAATTAACTTCATCCTTTAATTGTTTTATTTTACGTAAAGTAGCAATTGATCCCTGTGCTCTACAAAAAATCACAGAGTTATCTGTTTGTTCTAAAGTAGCTTGTTGTTGCATAATCATCCAATCAATATAATCATTGAACGCGACCCACTGGCGTTTGTTGTTGACCAGTGTTTTGAGCTTGTTGAGGAGCTTGTTGTGTTCCACTAAATTGTCCCTCCATAGGTGTAGGTGCAGCCCCAACTCCAATAGTGCCACCACCACCGCCTTGTAAATCATTAGGATTTAAGCCGGGAGCTTGTTGTTGAGGTTGCTGTTGTTCAGCGAGAGGTTGTTCAGCTTGTTGTTGTTGTAGTATTTTTGCCTGTCTCATTGCTTCTTCAGGAGTATTACAAACCTTGTCAGGATCAAGACCCATTGAATTTGCAATCTCACGAATAATAGAGGTAAACTTAGCAAAAGGAGCAAGAGCAGGATTACCTACAACTTGCAAGAATTGTAATAGACGTTGACTTCTTACCTCATTAGCCATTAAACTTTCAGTTCCACGAGCTTTAATTTCAAGATCTCCTTTAATGTCAGGATCAAAATCAAACTGCATATTAAAACTATAGAAAGATTCTCCTAATGGACGTAATAGATAATCGTCAAAGTTTTTAACGACTGTTTTAATGCTTCCTGCAGCAGCACCCATAAGCATAGACATTCCTGCAGCAGTTCTTCCTGTACCTGTTACTCCTGTCTGTCCATGTGAAAAACTAGGAAGTCCTGTAGCTTCATCTGAAAGCTGTCTAGCTTTGTCAAACAACTGCATGTTTTCGTTACTTACATTTGGAAACTTTGTACCAAACACAGCTTGTCCCGGAGCACCGCCTTGTCTACGAAATATTTTACCGGGATATACTTGCAAGTCCTGTCCCGGAACAAGATTAGTTTCATCTACTTCAATAAGAAGATTTCCACTAAGCACAGCATTATCTACTGCCATACGCATAAACCCATTCATTAAAGTTTGCGTATCGTCCATATTCTCAGCAAGGCCAATACCAAAGAAGCTATAAGGATTAAGTTCATAAGGTACAGCATAATAAGGAATACGAGCAGGTTTAAATGGATTTACAACAAGGCGTAGAATAAAGTTATTACATACCCAACAATTAACTTGTATTTGATCTACATTTTTAAATTGTTTAGGTAAATCTAATCCAAATTCTTCTGCCATATCAGCATCCATTGTTCCCCAATACTCAAGAACTTCATATCGTTCAGGATGATCATTTAAGTAATAATCTTTTAAGTCATCTTCCCAATATTCACTTGAGTATACTTCTCCCATTTCAATACATTTATCAATGGCTTCATCCCTAAAATGAGGTCTATCTTTTAATGCACGTAATTTAGATTTAGAAAGCTTATGACGTTCAATTACATATGTAACTTCATCCATGTTACTTGCATCTGGATCAGGATATAAATCCCAACAAGATACACTACTTACTTTAGGTACAGTTTTAATTGTAGGATTATACTCTCCATCTTCTTCCCAATTAGCATATTCTTTATTAACGGCAAATGGACCCTTAATAATTCCTGTACCAAACAAAGCACACTCAAAAGAAGCAGATCGTAAATGCTTACTTGCACCTGATTCTTCTAATTGATCCATTATTTTCTTTTCCATCTTTTTAGCTGCTACTGTTGCAGGATGAAATGTTACTGCAGAAGGTGTAAGTCCTTCTCCTTCTTTTAGCCCCTCAATGTCTGAAAGTTTGTCTTCCAAAGGACCAAGTTTTAGTTTACGTTCAGATAAACTTTCAGCAGTATCTCCGGGTTCTAAATCTTCTCCATCTCCCGGAAATCCATATGGACTTGTTGGAGCTTGTTCTTCTTCTGCAACAGCTTCTTCTGTTTTGTCATTAGGATCAAAATGAACAGACTCTGTAACTCCTTCAGGTAAAGTTGTAGGTTCTATACTTAAAGGAAATTTTTGTCTTGCAAATAATACATCTGTAATTTGACCATAGGCTGCAAGAACTTTTGTTTTTGTTACCTTAATAAATACACGAGATCGCTCTGATTCTGTAAACTGTACATCAGGACTATAAATACCACGATAGTTACGATAAGATTGCAACCATCTCTCTTCATCAAATCTTCTCCAATCTTTTGATCTTTTAAAATTGTCTTGAATAAAAGCTATTATACCTGACAATTCATCATCATTAGTTTTGTCATCTAAAACTAAAGTATCTTCTTCTTCAAAGTTTTTATCTACCATATTTTAATATCCAAAGGTTGCATCAGATGGAATATATTTATCTGACATTTTTTCAATCGTAAAATCAAATATGCCTCTTCTTGGCCTACTCATTACGCCGTATCTTAAAGCATCGTATAAATGATCTTCTGCTTTTGTATCTACATCTTCACTATTCTTTTTATCAAGAGGAATTGAAGGAAGTTGAGAAATAAGATTTCTACAAGTATAAAATACCGTCATGCCGGGAATTTGACCATCATCATCATATGATTCCTGCATTTGCAATCGACGGTGTATCTCATTCTTTCCTGCTATTCTACTTCCAGCACTTCTATCACTTGGCCTCCAACGACATCCAGTTAAAATCATTTGTTCTGCTAAACTTGGTCCTGTATCTCCTCGTTTGTGCCAACAAGAACTATCTAAAACACCATAAAGAATTGTACCATCATTTTCCTCTAAATGCAATACTTTATTAGCTAAATCTTTTGCTAACACTTTTGATACATACAATTCTCTGTATACAACTAGCTGACCATCTGGAGCCACTGCAAACCATAAAACAGCACTGTAAGAACCATAGCCATAATCACAGGCTCTAAACTTGGGCCAATTCTTTGGTATATCAAATGGGTCAACAACATGTACTGTCCTATCAAATTCAGGAAATGCAGCACCTTCTGCTACATCCCAATTACCGTCCAGTAATCTTTTTCTTTGATTTTCTGGTAACGATAACAACATTGTTTCATAATCCCCACTTGTTGATAGATAAGGATTATCAAACAGTTTTGCAGGAATAAATTTCCTGCTAAATAATGGCTCACCTTCTTTACTATGATTTTTAGGATATACCAAAGTTTTTCCATTTTCATCTGTAGCCCAAAAAGATGAGCCGGGAGTTGAAGGATCTATAAAATACTTTTTTACCCAAACATGTCCTGCACCACCGGGATTTGTAGTAGCTCTCATATACACTGGAAGATCAGGCGCAGTAGACCTCAATCTTGATCTTAAATAATCCCACGCAAATGGTGTGGGCCATTGCGTAAGTTCATCAAAACCTATCCAGCAAAAAGATAACCCTTGGTAACGGAGTACATCATCATCTCTATCTAGATATGACAGCCACAATCTACCGCCTGAAGGGGAAGTCCACTGCATTTTTCTTTCCGACCATTTTGCGCCAGAAATTATTTTTGGATAAAGCTCTTGTGATTTCCAAACCAACTCTCTTAATTCTTCTGTAGTTCTACGTAAAAGTAGACCAGAAAATTGTGGGTGATTTAAATACCTAAGAGGATCAGCCAACATTGCGTAGCTCTTTCCTCCTCCTGCCGCACCACCATATAATACTTCACGATCTGATGACGCTAAAAAGTTTGTTTGTGGTCCTTCATTGGGTTCAAATAAAACATTGTATTTTTCTTTTAAAGATAACTCTGTACTTTTTTCTTTTATCTGTGGTTTAGGCTGCGGAGGGTTTTCTTTCTTTTCTTTCTGTTCCTTTTTCTTTCGCGCCTGTACGTTTTTCCTCAAGTTCTTCAAGTTTTTTGATGGCGGTTTCATACTTTTTAGCCCACGACCTATATGTTGCTGCCTTACTTTTCCGTTGCTTTTCTTTTTGGACTCTTTTTCTAAGTCCAATATGGGAGATTTGTCGTCCTGTTCTGTCACTTAACCACCTTGCTACATCTCTGTATGAGTATTCTGTTAAATACTCTCTTGCTAACTCTAGAGCTTCTAACTCATTGACAATAGGTACAAGAACATCTTCATCTTCCTCATGTACTTTATAGCCAAACGGAATAGTTCTACTTATTCGTGGTATTTCTAACCAGACACTATCTTCTTGTAGACCGATAGGATCAGGCATTTTAAAGTATCCTGCATCATACATTATTGTTTTTTTCTATTTTTTCTAGCTGACACTACTCGTAAATTCTTTTTTGAATTATTTTTAGGATTACCGTCTTTATGATCTATATGTTTACCATCTCCTTTACGTACTTTTCCTTTACGTTGCGCTTTTCTTCTATTTTTATTTCTTAACGCACGTTCTTCTTTCATACGCTTACTTTTATGGTACTTTTTATAATCCCCTTTACTGTATGCCATGTTCTTTTGGTGGAAGAAGCATGATACCTTGCGGTGCAGATACTTCTACCTTATCTGTTTTTTGAATACCAATACGGTCTAGCATTTCTTTAGCTGCATTTAACCTATGTTGATTACCTAATTCAGCAGGATGATCTAAAACATTAATTAAAGCATTTGCTGCTTTTGGTGCATTAACTGCAAGATACTCTTTTGTTAGTTCAAGTATCTCATCTTTAAGTGAACGCACAATTTCAGAAGTGCTTGAACCTTCACTATAACCAGCTAAGACTTTAGCTCTAGAAGAATCTCCTCCAGCTTCATCAAATAGTACTTGTAAAAATGTATTTTGTTTTGTTGTTAATTCTCTCATTTTCTAAGACTTCTATCTCCAAACCACCAAGCTACAGCAGTGGTCGTTAAAAACATAATCTGGTTTGATAGCTCATGTACAATGCTAGGATTTTCTCTGACTTGCCAAAAGATATAACCAGTAAAAGCAAGAAGTAAAAAAGTAAGTACAGGACGTACAAACCGTAGCATAGAAGAAATAAAGACAGTTGTAGGTCCATAAGAAGCATCATGTGCATATGACGCAGACTTCATTTCTGCTACAGATTCCATTTCTGCAATAGCTCTTTCACTTTCAAGTTCTTCTTTACGTGAACTAATTTGTAATTCCTGTAGTTTAAATTCCTGATCAAACTGAAGGGTCATTTCTTTTAGCTTTTGTTTCTTTTCTAAGAAACGTCCTACAGTGCCAATTAAACTACCTAAAATACCAGTAGCACCACCTGTTAATACAGAAGCAATAATATCGAACATCTAATTCTCCTTACCAAGTTGCAAAGTATTTACGATTATCTACGTGTACAAAACTTTTATAATTTATACCTAGTCCTTTAAAACCTGCAGCCTTTGCTGCTTCAATTAAATCTTGTTTATCTAATCCTTTTAACGATATATCAAAAGCAGTGGAAGGACATTGTTCTGTTGCCCTATGTTGGCTCTTAGGAGAACCTCCCACCCTTACATTATGTAAAGGACATCTTGCTGCACTATTAATAATCATGGGCCTTTGAAGTATGTTTCTTAGCCTTTGAAGGGTATCAATTGCTTCATCTTGTACATACCTTGTTCTACACCCACACTTACATTCTAGTTCAGACCATTTAAAAGATACGCTTGCTTGTGAAGGACTAGCCATTTTCTTTAAAATATTTTCCATAGTACAGTTATTAAAGCAATCAGCAATGTTAATGTAGAACCCATAATTAATGCTTCTACTCGTCGTATTCTACTAAAT